GGAGTTAATGGATTATGCTTTTAGGAAACTAGGTTCTCCTAAGATAGAAATTCAAGTCGACCCTATACAGGCATTCGACCGAATTGATGATGCGATTCAACTCTTCATTGAGCGACATTTTGATGGTGCAGAGGAAAAGTTTCTTACTGTAGAGTTCACGGCTACGGATGCTACTAATCAATATATTACGCTAGATGAATCAATTATAGCAGTAACTAGAATATTTGAGCCAGGACGATTCTCCTCAGAAGCAATGAATGATGTCCGCTACAAGATTATGGCGGATGAGATGTTTGATATGACCAAAGTTAGTATGGCATATTATGAAATAACAATGGAACATTTAGATATGGTTTCTAGTTATTTCAATCCAGACAGAACTTTCTCATTCAACAAAGCAACAAATCAATTACATTCACACTCTGGCAAAATCATTGGACCTGTTTGTTCAGATGATACGATACTAACTAAAGCCGCTTGTGAAACCGCTTCAGGTACTTGGACTACAGGACACTCTATGCTTCTAAGAGCGTGGAAAGCCGTAACTCCAGACGAAGCATCCGGATTCGCTGTAGATGTATACAACGATGAATGGATTAAGAAGTATGCCACTGCTCAAATAAAGCAACAGTGGGGTGCAAATATGAAACAATTTGACGGGATGCCATTACCTGGTGGGATTACAGTAAATGGTCAACAAGTTTGGGATGAAGCGAAAGAAGAGATTGAAAAACTTCAAGAAGAATTTTCACTTAATTATGAACTTCCAGTTAATTTCTTAGTAGGATAATACGATGGGAATGTTCGATAATATGTCCAAGTCGCCAATGATTAAGGATATCGTTGAAGAAGTAGTTGCCGTAATTGGGTTTACAGCAAAGTATCTTCCGCGGAAGTATGGAACTGGTCTCGACCCAATATTTGGAGAAGACCCAACAAGCAAGTTTGATACTGTATGGCAGTTTAATATCCTGATTGACGATTACCAAGAATACGGAGATGTCGGAGATTTCTACGGCAAATTTGGTGTGTCTGTAACAGACGAAATGAAAGTTTCCTTTACGAAGACCTCCTTTGCAGAACAAACAGCGGCTACAGACGATGATAAACCAATTGCAGGAGATTTGTTATACTTTGCAGATGCAGAAGCATTATTTGAAGTAACATTTGTCGGCAATGACAGTTCATTCTATCCGACACCAGAAGGCCCACAACACGTGTGGACTTTAACGCTTAAACCTTGGGAATATGGTGGTGAAGCAATTGATGTTGTTGATGCTGAAATAGAAGGCGTAGAGGCTGAAATACAGGCCGCAATCGACAGTGAACTTGGTACACCAGATTGGGATACTATGGATGATGATGTTTTGGATTTATCAGAGATGAATCCTTTTGGGAGTACTAACTAATGTTTGGAACTACTTTTTACCACGGAACAACGAAGAAACTCATTATTGCGTTTGGCTCAGTGTTTAACAATATTCACGTTCAAAGAACCGAATCAGATGGTACACTAATTAAAGATATTCGAGTACCTCTAGCATATGAGTCCCAGAAGAAATATCTGGCAAGGCTGGTTAAAGATTCAGCAAAAAACAAACAAGTCCCACGAATGGGATTTATTCTGAACGGTATTGAAGCAGATTACTCCCGTGCGGGTAATCAGATGCAGACACATAGATTTAATAGGACTGGCACAGACAAAGCATATACGATATTATCGCCTATTCCATACAACTTCACATTTACACTAGATGTTTATTGCGACTTGATGGATGATGGCTTACAGATTATAGAGCAAATTGTACCATACTTTCAACCAGATTTCAATGTCGTTATTGAAGAAGTTCCTGAACTAGATATGAAGAGAGATATTCCTATCGAATTAACAGGTGTCACAATGACGGATGAATTTGAAGGTAATTTTGGCGACCATCGAATTGTCAATTGGCAATTAGACTTTTTAATTCGTGGTTGGTTATATCCACCAATACACGAGCAAGGAATTATCAAAAAGGTTATTACAAATTATATGGTTGGTTCGCTAGACCCGGCAGATGGGGAAGCACCACTCGAACAAGTAAATATGAGCGTTGACCCTTGGGGTTCTGATGCAGATGATAATTGGACTGTGGCAATAGAAGCAGGTCATCCAGATGACCCAGAAAACCCAGATGACGTAGATACTATGGCGCCAGTGAAGTGGCCGCTTGATTGATTAGGAGTTATACATTATGGCGAAGAAAACAGTAAACGCTAGATTAGATGCAGAATTGAATGCGAAGGTTGATGATATCATAGAACATTATGAGCAACCGGACTACCCTGAGATTATACCCGCTCCTGACAACGATAGAATAATGAGTGTTCGCAGGGAGAGAGGCTTAACTCCTAGGACGGCTAAGATTTCTGATTCACATAAGGGTGATTTAGATACAGATTATGGATATGCAAGAGACAATCTTTATAATCTCATTGAAAGAGGTAACGAGGCTATAGAGGGAATATTAGAACTTGCAAAAGAAATGGAACATCCACGAGCATATGAAGTCGCTAGTGGCCTAATAAAAAATGTATCCGATACGACTATGGAACTACTAAAGATGCAAAAAGAACTGAAGAATATGAGAGAAGGCGAAGCACCTAAAACCAACGTCAACAATCTATATGTAGGTTCTACTGCGGATTTGCAAAATATACTAAAGGGAAAGACAATAAGTGACGATAAGATTAATGACTAGACTTATTTATTCCCTATGACCCAAGAGGAACCTACAATGCACCAAAAACAAGTAAATAATAACACTATTCAGACTGTGGTCCAGGTCATATGCGTAGCCGCAATACTATTCGGTATCACTTCTATGATGGATATGATACGAGATGTTGAACGAATGGTAGTTTATATTGAAATGAGCGAAAAGACAAATTCTGAGTTTGCGGCAAGACTAGAGCAAATTGAGATGAGAAATAAACAGGATGCTGAGTACAACAAACTATTTGATGGAATGGTTATCACTCAACAATCCTTAAATGAAAAACTAGATAAACTAGACGACGGAATGAAATTTTTGATGAAACAAATTATTGAAAAAGAAGGTGGGATTGAAACAACATCTGAATAAAAGGTAACCTTATATTATGACGATTACTACTTATCTAGGGAACCCCCTACTTAAACGAGTTAATGTACCTATAGAATTTACCGAAGCGGAAATTCTAGAATACGTAAAATGTAGAGATGACCCGATTCATTTCATTAAAAACCACATCCACATTGTTAATGTCGATAAAGGGTTAATGAAGTTTGAATTATGGCCATTTCAAGAAGATTTAATACAGACTTTAGTTGATGAACGATTTACAATAGTTAAATGCCCAAGACAGTCAGGTAAGTCCCAGACAAGTCTTGCGTATATGCTCTGGTACGTATTATTTAATGACCAAAAAAGTGTCGCTATTCTAGCCAATAAATCTGCAACGTCACGAGAATTGTTGGGCAGACTACAGATGGCATATGAGAAACTCCCGTTGTTTCTTCAACAAGGAGTTTGTGAGTGGAACAAAGGCTCAATAGAACTTGAAAATGGTTCAAGAATTCTTGCAGGCTCAACATCATCCTCCTCTATTCGTGGTTTCTCATTCAATCTAATTTTTCTTGATGAGTTTGCATTCGTTCAACAGAATATGGCAGAAGATTTCTTCCGTTCTGTATATCCGACTATATCTTCTGGTAATACCTCAAAAGTTATCATCGTATCTACACCAAATGGAATGAATCATTTCTATAAGATGTGGACTGATGCGACAGAAGGCAATTCACATTATAAGCCATTTGAAATTAATTGGTGGGATGTACCAAACAGAGATGCCGCTTGGAAGAAGCAGACCATCTCAAACACAAGTGAAGAACAATTTAGACAAGAGTTTGAATGTGAATTTCTTGGCTCAGCCGGGACGTTAATATCTGCAAGTAAACTTGCCGCATTGGCAGTTAAGAATCCAATAAGTCGCATAGAACAACTTGATATATATGTGGAGCCAGTTCAAGAACATAATTACTTTATGACAGTGGATGTTGCAGAGGGTAGAGGACAAGATTACTCTACTATGAATGTAATTGATATTACACAACTTCCATTTACACAAGTTGCTAAGTATAGGTCAAATACAGTTTCTCCTATGCTTTTACCTACACTTATTCTGCAAGTAGCCCAAATGTTTAATAATGCGACAGTTCTTATAGAATCAAATGGACCTGGGGCAGAAGTCGCAAATATACTACACTATGATTTAGAATATAGTGAAACTATAAATGAATCTGGAGTTAAAGACAAACTTGGTATGAAGATGACCAAGAAAGTCAAGGCAATTGGATGTTCTAATCTCAAAGACCTTATTGAAAATGATAAACTTGTCATTAACGATTTGGAGACCATATCAGAATTAGCACAATTTATTGTAAAAGGGACTTCGTGGGCTGCCGAAGGTGGAGCAACGGATGACCTAGTAATGGGACTTGTGATGTTTGCCTGGTATTCTACTCAGATGAACTTCAAAGAATTAAACGATATTGATTTAAGAATTAGCCTAATGGCAGATAAGATAAAACAAATAGAAGATGACATAGCCCCATTCGGATTTATAGATAATGGGGATGATGAAGTTGAATATGTACGAGAAGATGGAGAAGTCTGGGCAATAGTAAAATAACCTCTAAAGGAGACCAGTGAATAACAATATTAAATCACGGTATTGTAGGAAGTGTGATGCACAATTTAGATGGCAATGTGAATGTAATCCCCGTGGGGCAATGGCTTGGCAGAGAGAAAATGTATTTCATATGGGCAAACGCTATAAGGGCAAACGAGCAAAACTGATTTGCGAAGGAATGGATGAAGCGGAAGCGGAGAGACTGTGCCAGAAAGTGATAGTAGAGGCTTCTAAAGACTGATATTTTATAAATATGTGTAGTGAATAAGTGACTTCTACGGATGAATCGCAAGATAACTGAATAACGGTACAGCGTGTGGGGAAACTTAGTCATAGATGTATAAAATTAATTTTAATATAGGAGAAAAACGATGGGATTTCAATTAAGCCCAGGCGTACAGACAAAAGAAATCGATTTGTCCACGTCTATACCCGCAGTTGCTACCTCTCTAGGTGCTACCGTAGGTCGTTTTACTTGGGGGCCGGCTTTCGAGCCATACTTGTGCACCTCAGAAGCCGACCTTGTAGCAGTTTTTGGGCAACCAACTAACGATACATACCCTGCGTTTCTTTCTTCTGCCGCTTTCTTGAAGTACACGAATAGTCTTCAAGTAGTACGAGTTGTTGATAGTGGAGCAATGAATGCCGCTCCATCTGGCAATGTTACTCAGATTACCGGTGCAGAAGATTTTGACACGCAACTCGATTCAGGTACTTTGACAGAAGGCTTTTATGCTCGATATCCTGGTACTTACGGAAATGGAATTTCTGTAGAAACTCACTCTGGTGATGCAACTTGGGATGCTTGGCAATATTCAGGCGCTTTTGATGTCGCTCCAGACGCCTCTAACAACGAAATGGCAATTGCTGTAATTGTTGGTGAAGAAATAGTAGAACGATATCTAGTTGGAACACAACAAGGTGTTAAAAATGCTGATGGTGGAAACATCTGGGCAGAAGATAAAGTCAACAAGCAGTCTAAACTCATTTGGGTTGTTACTGATGGACTTGACCTCACACCTGGTCCTGTAAAGACTATCTTTAGTGGCGGAATCGCAGTATCGGCTGGAGTTGCCGCTCATTGTGATGACGGTGGTTCAGACGAACAGGCCGCTTGTGAAGCCGCTGGAAATGCGTGGGTCGTTGCAGTATCTGCCGGGACAGTTGGCGCTAACGAGTATATGCAAGGTTGGAATAAGTTCCAAAATGCAGATGAAATCAATGTTAGCCTACTAATCGCTGGTGGACTTTCTAACGAGAACTCAGCACAGGTTGCCATCGTATCTAAGTATATGATTGAAACCGTTGCAGAATATCGTAAAGATTGTATCGCAATTATATCTCCTCCAAAAGAGAAAGTTGTTAATGTTGGCGGAGCCACAAACTCTGTTAATAATGTAATCGCTTGGCGTAAAGATGTATCATTTAATTCTGCTTCATCTTACGGAACTCTTGACGGTAACTACAAGTATGTTTATGACGTTTATTCTGATACTTATCGCTGGATTGGATTCAGTGGTGATATTGGTGGACTTTGTGGTCATACTGATTCAGTTCGTGATGCGTGGTGGAGTCCAGGTGGACTAAATCGTGGTCAGATTAAGGGAGTTGTAAAACTTGCTTATCAACCATCTTTAGCACATCGAGACCAGTTGTATATGCTTCCAAACGGTATCAATCCAATTGTATCTTTTCCTGGTCAAGGAACAGTTCTTTGGGGAGACCGCACGTTGCTAACTAAACCTTCTGCATTCGATAGAATCAATGTACGTAGGTTGTTTATCATACTTGAGAAAGCAATTTCAATCTCCGCTAAATACTTCTTGTTTGAATTCAACAATGAATTCACTAGGACGAATTTCAGGAATATGGTTAACCCATATCTCGCAGGAATTCAGGCACGACAAGGTATGTATGATTTCTATGTTCAATGTGATGCAGAGAACAATACAGGCGAAATCATCGATGCTAATCAGTTCGTGGCTAGTATGTTTATTAAACCCTCCAAATCAATCAACTTTATCACTCTGAATTTCGTTGCTACGAAAACCGGTGTTGATTTTGCTGAAGTGATTGGCCAAGTATAAGGAGACTGATTATGGCTTTTAATATAGAGAACTTTTCAGCACAATTCGACGGAGATTATGCCCGAAATAACCTTTTCACGGTTACCATTCAGGGTATGAGCGAGAGTCCAATGCTGATTAAAACAGCAACACTGCCCGAATCTACGCTTGGTATGATAGAAGTACCATATCAAAATCGTAAATTGAAGGTTCCTGGAGACAGAACTTTCGCTGATTGGTCAGTAACAATAATGAACGATGAGGCTTATGTACTCAGGAAGCAGTTGATGGACTGGCAGAAAGATTTGTCAGGATTCACTAATTTCGGTTCTCTTGTACCTGCGGGTTCAAGTCACAAGGCTATGGAAGTACAGCCTTATGGTCGAGATGGTGAGATATCAGCAGCCGCTGGAGCGAAAGTTATTCTTTATGGATGGCCTTCTTCTATCGGTAGTATTGACCTTTCTTGGGATACACCTGATTCAATTCAAGAATATACTGTGACATTCGCAATTTCTTGGGATGATGGTGGTACTGGGACTGAAGTCACTACTTTGACACCGTAATCGTTTGAATAGTAACCCTGTTAAGTGAGTATAAATATAGTTATGAATGCTTACTTAACAGATAACAAAGAAACGTGATATGGAACTATTTGGTTATAAAATAGAGAAGAGAATTGGCTCAGCCGCGGTAGAGAAAGGCACTAAGTCCTTTGTCGCACCGGATTTGGATGACGGGTCAACCGTAATCGACGGTGGAGGAGTAAATGCCTTCGCCGTCAATTTCGATACGGCTTTTCAAACACAACAAGAACTGATTGGCAAATATAGGGCAATTGCTCGACATCCTGAAGCCGAATCGGCTATCGATGATATTGTCAATGAGGCAATCGTACTGGACCCATATAAGGACCCAGTATCAATCTATCTTGATAAATTAGACACTATTGATGTGCCTAAGAATATTAAGGAAATGATTAGTGAAGAGTTTCAGATTATTTCTAAGAAATTAGAATTTAATCAATCTGGACCCGACATTTTCAGGAGATGGTACACAGATGGTTCTATACATTATCATATCATTTTTGATAATGATAATATCAAAAAGGGTATCAAAGAATTAAGATATATTGATGCAACCAACATCAAGAAGATTAAAGAAGTAATTAAAGAAAAAGATAAGAGTGGCGTAGAGGTTGTTACTGGTGTTGATGAATATTGGTTATATTCTAAAGAAACACGAGGAATGTCTCAAACTCTTAAAGTTGCTGTAGAGGCAGTCGCAACGGCTGATTCTGGATTGTTTGATAGCGACAAAGAAGTAATTCTTTCCTATCTACATAAAGCAATGAAGCCAATTAACCAATTGCGTATGCTAGAAGATGCAATGGTTATATACAGAATTACAAGAGCACCAGAACGTAGGGTGTTCTATATAGACGTTGGTAACCTGCCTAAGACTAAAGCAGAACAATATCTACGAAACATTATGAACAAGTTTAAGAATAAAATGGTTTATGATGCTTCTACTGGTACTGTAGCAGACGGCAAAGATACAATGTCTATGATGGAAGATTTTTGGCTACCTCGTAAAGAGGGTGGTCGAGGCACTGAAGTACAGACGTTACCTGGAGGTCAAAATCTAGGTGATATGGATGACGTAGTATATTTTCAGAAGAAAGTGTATCAAGCATTACACGTACCTGCTTCCAGAATGGAATCAGATGCAAGTTGGAGTATGTCACGTACTGGTGAAATTACAAGAGATGAAATTAAGTTTACTAAATATGTTACGAAACTAAGAAAAAGTTTCTCAGATTTACTATTCTCTCTACTAAGAACACAACTTCTTGCTAAAGGAATTATTGACAAGGGCGAGTGGAACGTATATCAAGAAAATATCACTTTCATTTTTGAAGATGATGGATACTTTTCTGAACTCAAGAAACTTGAGATGATGAAAGAACGAATCGAGATGATTGACACTATTAGTAGTGGAGAAATGATTGGTCGTTATTATTCAATCGAGTGGGTAAGAAAAAATGTATTGATGCACACTGACGATGATATTGAACTATTAAATAAACAGATGGAAGCAGAGAAGGCCGCCGTAACTACAAACGATGAAGGCGAATCTGATGACACATATTAGGAGAACTGAACAATGAATGAAAATTTACAAAAATTAGTGCAACTTGCAAAAGACAAAAAGGCGACTGAATTTAGGACTGTTTTGACTGGTGAAATTGAATCGCGGATGTCTAGCAAAATTGCGGCAATTAAATCTGTTCTTTCAAAAACTATGTTCTCGAAGAATGCAGTTAATGAAAGTTCTAACGAACCTGGTGAGGCCCCTAGCCCATCCAGCGTAGAACATACGCACGATGACGGCACAACTCATTCGCACGTAAATGGCGATGAGAAACACGTACACGAAGGTACACTTCCTCCCGCTCTTCAAAAAGCCATCGATGCCAAAAA